CTCGAGATCTTCCAACGTCTTGCGCTGAAGTTCCTCCATCGCTCCCTCCTATTCGCCTGGATCCTACGGCCCTCGCAAACCAGGGTATCACTCGCACCCCCGCTGCGGGAGGAGCGTTGCTAGTTCCTCAGCCCTTGCGGTGAGAAAAAACCACGTCGACGACGCTTTGCTGAGACCTACGTGGGTGGCCATCTCATCAGGGCTCAATGGAGGGGGCCCCGGGCGACGACCCGGGGCCCCTGGAGAGGACAAGCACTTCCAATAGCCCCTGAGGCATGGCGAGAGAGCATGGCTCTTAGGCGTTCTGTCCGATCGGTGGATCCTTGGAGCAAACCTCGTTCCCGGTCTGAGGAAACTGCCGCTACGTACCCAGATCAGCGCCGGATCCTCCGCGATTGCGTCGGGCTCGAGGGGGTCGTCGAGCCGTGGGTCCTCCGCTCTCCCTCCGAGTCACTGGAGAAGCCTCAGGAGTGGCTGCGGGCTCTTCCCTGGGCCCAACGATCGACGTACTCGGCGAGGGTCAAGGTCGGCTGGTCGGTCGGGACCCCGACGAACTTGATAAACGAGGGCCATTCAGGATCCCGGCGGAGGCGGTGAATGACATTAGGGTTTCCGCCGGGGGTCCGTCGACACGGGCCCCCGAGCCAGATCATGCGGAGGGTCCGGTCAGGCTCCTGGATCTCGGTGCCGGCCGAGTCGAGGATCGTTCCCGAGAGGAGTTCGACGCGGAGGAGCAGCGAGTCGGTGAGAACCACGCCGGCCTCTTCTACCGCGATGTCGCCGGGGAGGGAGGCGAGGGGATGGACGAGGGAACCGATCCGGATCGTCATCGAAGACCCGGGTCCGAAGACCCGTCATCGCCTGTGCTCTTGTGAAGTAGCGTGGTCATCCACACGCAACGGACCTCCCTTCCCACTCTCATGACCCTCGGGCGGCAACCAGAATGTGCTCCGGATGCGGCCCGTGGAGGTTCGCGGGGGTTTTCGAGGCAGAGGGTGCCGACCTCGGCGATGGGAGCCGAGGGGGCATCCCCGTTTCGGCGCTGGACGAGGGGGAAGTGGTGAGAGCCGATACGCAGCATCACGGCTGGAATCCTCCGTCGGAGCTGGCCCTCACCTGCACCCTATCGACAGAGCCCTCCATCGACTGAAGGGGAGGGTCCGAAGTCTTTCGGCCGCACGTAACGCGGGCCGCCGCAGGGGTGGGCCCAAGGCTTTCTGGCGATGACCGAACGGTCCCGGCTCAGAAGTCAGGGAAGAGGCCGAGATCGAGGGCAGTCTCTCGAGCGTCATCCGCCGAGAGATGAGGGTCACTGCTGAGCCTCACGACCAGTAGGGACTCCGAGCCCTCGATCATCACGAGGGGGAAGCAGCTCGGGCGAATCGTCTCCTTGGGGATTCTCAGGAGGTGGCCGCTCCAGAGGCAGAGGTAGGCGCCGGGCTCCCGCAAGTTGTCGGCGGGAATGGACGTCGGGAGGGGCGAAGAGGATTGCGTGGGATGGATCATACGGCTCTCCTGGCAGGGGCGTGAGGGGCGAACAACGGGTGGGTGGGGGCTGCAAGCTCTCCGGTTACTGGAGGATACCGCAGCGGTGCCCCGCCGGGCAAATCACCTTTGCACATTTGAGGCCGCCCTCAAAGATCTTTCTCCTGATCTTCCTTGGACCTCCCGCGACGCGATGGCTCCTGTGTGATGCGTCCCGATGGTGGGGCGCGCAAACCCAAGGAGAGCCACCATGGCCAGATCCAAGACCAGCCCCGAGAAGGCCCCCAAGGCCCCGAGGGCGCGACGTAGCGCCCCGTCCCGCGCGAAGGCCCCGGATGCCAACGCGGTTCCCCCTGAACCCGATCCCGCGCCCACGGGCGAACCTGGGCCGCCACCGCCCAAGGAGAAGCCGACGGGAATCGTGCTCGGCCTGGGCGACGACGGCGAAGCTGACGGGGCGACGGCTACCCAAACGGAGGGGACCTCGCGCCGACGCCCGAAGCGGACCAGGAGAATCTCCGCGCCGCTCGACCCGGCAACGCAAGCCGAGAATCCGGATTCCCCGCCTCCGAAACCGCCGGCCCGCAAGAGGAGCGAGGTCCTCTACCGCCACGAGGACGGACGGGTGGCCTGCGCGCACCACGCACACGTCCGACCCGGGTCGGAGCACTACGGAACGGGGTGGAAGAGGATCTCCAAGACCGAGCGCCTGCGCCTCCACAACAAGGGCGAGGCACCGGTCTGCGAGGGCTGCGCGAAGATGGAGGAGAAGAAGCGGGCGACGGCGAAGCCGGGGCTCTACTGGAACGAGCGGGGGCAGATCAACTGCGAGCAGCACATCCCCTACCCGGGGAGCGACACCTGGATCTTCGAGCACTGGAAGCGGATCGACCGCGGCTCGGCGAAGGATGCGAAGGAGAAGGGCATGGAGCTTGTCTGTGAGACCTGCCGCGCCATCGCGGAGCGCCAGAAGGCGACGCCGACGAAGGGTCGCCGGAAGAAGGAGGATCCCGCACCCAAGCCCAAGGGTACGGCGCTCGACCCGAACCTCACGCTGGGGCACCTCGCCGGGCTCTACCTCGACCACCTCCAGCAGACGGGCAAGAGCCTCGCAACGCAGTTCAGCTACTCGATGGACTTGGTGGTCGCCAAGCGGGTGCTGGGGAACGACACGCTGATCGCCAACCTCACGCCCGAGCGGGTCGCGGAGTACTACGCGAGCCCCGAGGTCACGATGCGGAAGAATGGGAAGCCGCGACAGAAGGTCACGATCGACAAGTGCAGAAGGGTGCTTCGCCTCGCCTTGGTATGGGCTGCGGATATGGGCCTGATCGCGGAGACGCCGCTGCCGACCACGACGGAGAAGGCGTGACCGACAAACCGGAGGGAGGTCGCGGGCGAGCAACGTCCCGGCCTCCCCTTTCCAAGGAGACACGACCATGCGCATCGATACCGACACCGTGATCTGGATCGTCGCGGACCCCATCGGCGACGGGACCATGGCCGACATCTTCGGCGAGACGACCCTTGGCGGGTTGGAGCGCCAGTTCCGGGGAGGGCTCACCTGTGAGGCGAACCTGGTGATCTTTACCGACCGCGAGGAGGCGGAGGCCCACGCCCAGAAGCGGCTCGAAGCGTGGCATCGGCACCGGGAGTGGATGATGGCCATCGAGGCCAGGCAGAAGGAGGAGCGAGAGCGCTTCCGGGCCGAGATCGAGGCGCTCCCATGATCACGAGCCAGCGATCAGCCGTCCACTTCGACCTCGAAGCCCTGGAAGATCCCGGCTGCGTAGAGGTCGCGGTGAGCCCGTACCCACCGGGCGGTCTCGGCGAACCCCATCGTCTCGGCGATCTGGATCACCACGGGTCGATCGAACATGTTGGTGAGGCCGGACTGGCGCACCGCCTCCAGCCCCGCAAAGACCTCGCGGGACACCCGGATGGGCGCAGGTGCAACCGTCTCCCGCTTGCGATCGATCATGGCAAGACCTCCGCTGGGTGGCGACGGTCCATCAGGCCATGCGCGGCGGGGGAGTGCAAGGCCCGCCCCCAGGGAGCGGGGGGAGGTCCCCGATGAACATCGAGGAGGCTCTCGCCCTCTTCCTCGTCCAGCTCGAAGCCGACGGGCGCTCCCAGCACACCATCGGCCAGTACCGGAGGCACGTGCGCGCGCTGGCCCGCTGGCTGGCGGCGGAGCGGCTGCCCCCGGATGTCGCTGCCATCTCCCACGAGGACATTGCGGCCTACTGCGCGTCCCCCGCTGCGCGCTGCAGGCCGGACGGGATGGCCAAGACGGGGACCAGCGTCAACGCGCTCCGGACCTCCCTGCGGGGGTTCTTCGGGTACCTCCACGAGGCGGGGTACGTCGCTGCCAACCCGACCCGGCTCCTCCGGAGGGCGATCTGCTCCCCGCCGCCACCCCGTGCGCTCACAGACGACGAGCAGCGTCGGCTCCTGGAGGTCCTCGATGGGAACGACAGCTACGAGGTCAGGCGAGACGCAGCCCTGGTACGCACCATGCTCGGCACGGGGCTCCGCCTCTCCTCCGCCCTGGCGCTCCGTGTCGAGGACATGGACCTCGTGGCCCGCGAGGTCACGATCCGATCGAGCAAGGGCGACCGGCCCGACCGGTTGCCCGTCTCTCGGGAGGTGACCCGGGTGCTCGCGACCTGGATCGGAGAGCGGACCGAGGGCGCGCTCTTCTGCTCTCGATCCGGGTGGAGCCTTTGCGCCCGGCACGTCCAGAGGAGGTTCCGGAAGGCGGCGGAGGCGGCGGGGATCAGGAGGGCGGCATCGCCCCATGCGCTCCGGCACAGCTTCGCGACCCGCCTCTACGCTCGCACCGGAGACCTCGGGCTCGTTCAGGCGGCGCTCCGGCACAGGAGCATCGCGAGTACCCTGGTTTACGCGAGGGTGGACGGGGAGAGGCTCAGGGCCGCGATTGGATGAGAGTCCTGGGCGGGGGCTCAAGAGAAGGGGAGAGGGCCCCGGGCGGTTGAACCCGGGGCCCTTGAAAGAGCACTTCACGGCCACTGAGGCAAGGGAAAGCATGGACCTGGCCCTTTGGCGCTTTGGTCGGATCGTTGAGTCGTTGAGCAAACCCTGTTCCCGGCTTCAGGGAAGGGCGGGAGGCCAACCCCAGGGTGAAAGCAGGGGATCAGTGTCCTCTGCCACGGGATCTGCGCGATCTTCGGCCTGGCAATAGCACCACCGGCCCCGTGCACATCACCCTCTTCCCGGGGCCACCAATGCCATCACCGCGTTGCACAGGAACATCACGCCCTCGCCCTCTGGGTAGCCTCGTCCAGGGCGGTACTCCAGAAGTGCAAGTACTGCTGGGAGCCGGCCGGGCGGTGCTATAATCGAAGGCAAGTTCGAGCCAACTCCAAGCGGCCCCCCTTCTCGGGGCCATCACCTCCAAGCCACCTCCAAGACGACGCCCATTCCTTGTCCCTACTGGGAGGAGCTGGCCATGGAAACCGACGTCCCTCGCCTTGTGACCCGACGAGTCTCCCTCGACGCCCTCCACCTCGACCCTTCGAACGCGCGCCACCACCCCGATGAGAACCTCGACGCCATCGTGGGCTCCCTCCAGCGCTTCGGGCAGGCGGAGCCCCTGGTCGTCCAGAAGGCAACGGGCCGCATCATCGGGGGCAACGGCCGATGGGTTGCCATGCGGAAGCTCGGCTGGACCGAGGCCGAGGTGGTCGAGCTGGACGTCGACGACCTGACGGCCACCGCGCTCGGAATTGCCCTGAACAGGACCGGCGAGCTTGCAACCTGGGATGGGCCCACGCTGGCCCGCCTCCTCCAGGAGTTGAAGGACGAGGGCGCGCTGGACGGCGTTGGCTACTCGGCGACCGACCTCGACCAGCTTCTCGACGAGATCCAAGCCGACCTCGGGGCCGGGGAAATCCAGGAAGACGAGGTCCCCGAGCCTCCCGACGCGGCGACGACCCGTCCCGGAGATCTCTGGGTCCTTGGCGATCACCGGCTCCTCTGCGGCGACAGCGCGAGCACGGAGGACGTCGACCGACTCCTGGCCGGCGCCCCCATTCACCTCATCAACACCGACCCGCCGTACAACGTCCGAGTGGAGCCCCGCAGCAACAACGCCATCGCCGCCGGGCTCTCGTCATTCAAGGGCAGCACGCACCATCAGAAGCTCGATCTCGCACGCCACCCTGAGAAGGCCAAGGCCACATCGAAGAAGCTACGGCCGAAGGACCGCCCTCTCGCCAATGACTTCGTGAGCGACGAGGCATTTGACGAGATGCTGCTCGCCTGGTTCGGGAACATGGCCAGGGTGCTGTTGCCCGGTCGCGGGTTCTACATCTGGGGCGGCTACAGCAACCTCGCCAACTACCCGCGCCCGCTTTCCGCCTCGGGGCTCTACTTCTCCCAGGCAATCATCTGGGTGAAGGAGCACCCGGTCCTCACACGCAAGGATTTCCTCGGCAACTTCGAACTCGCATACTACGGTTGGAAAGAAGGCGCCGCGCACGTCTTCCTCGGGCCGAACAACATCGTCGATGTGTGGAGCGTGCGTAAGGTGAGCTCGCACGCATCAGTCCATCTCACCGAGAAGCCCGTCGAGCTGGCGGCGAGAGCCCTTCTCTACTCCTCGCGCAAGGGCGAGAACGTCCTCGACCTCTTCGGCGGAAGCGGGTCGACGCTCATCGCGGCCGAGCAGACGGGCCGGAAGGCATTCCTCATGGAGCTGGATTCTCTCTACAGCGACGTCATCGTCATGCGGTGGGAGAACCTCACGCGCCGGAAGGCGATCCTCGATGGCGACGGGCGCAGCTTCGAGGAGATCCGCGCCGAGCGGCTCAGCAGCAAGGAGGGCGAGCCGTGCTCTACTGGCTGATGGCGGTGATCTCGCTCGTCGGGGTTGTCCTCAACATCCACGGCTACCGCGTCTGCTTTGTCCTCTGGGCGATCAGCAACGCCACCTGGGCCGTTGCCGACTACCGGCATGGCCTCCCCCAGCAGGCGGCGCTCCAGGCCGTCTACTTCCTCTTGAGTCTCTACGGGATCTGGAAGTGGAGCCGGCCTCGCGGCCAGACGGGGTCGGCTCCTTCCACCGTGGAGCGAGCCCGATGACCACCTTCAACAAGTCCGCTTTCTTCAAGGATGTCGGCTACCAACCGCACCCTGGACAGCAGCTCGTGCACGACTCCAAGGCTCCTCGTCGTGTGCTCGCATGCGCCACAAGGTGGGGGAAGACCCGGACGGCGGCCATGGAAGCCCTCGCGGCGGCCATGGCACCCGCCGAGCGCTCAATCGGGTGGTGCGTGGCTCCGACCTACGATCTCGCCGACAAGATTTACCGAGAGATTATTCTCATCGCCGCAGATCGTCTTCAACATCGCATCGTTCTTCTGCGCGAAAGCGACCGGCGTCTCGTGCTCCGGAACATGGCCGGCAGCACGTCCGAGATCCGGGCAAAGTCCGCAGACAATCCAGTCTCTCTGTTGGGAGAAGGATTGGACTGGGTCATCATCGATGAGGCGGCACGCTTGAAGCCAGCGATCTGGGAAGGTCATCTGTCCCAGCGGTTGATCGACAAGAAAGGATGGGCACTCCTGATCTCCACCCCCAAGGGGAAGGGCTACTTCTACGATCTCTTCCGACGGGGCCAGTCGGGCGATCCTGACTACGATTCCTGGAATGCGCCTTCATGGGAGAATCCGTACCTTGACCGCTCCATCATCGAGGCTGAGCGAGAGAGGCTGCCGGAGAGGGTGTACCGTCAGGAGCTATGCGGAGAATTCCTCGAAGGTGCGGGCCAGGTCTTCCGCAACGTACGGGAGTGTGCGACGGGCGAGTGGTTGGACCCAGTCAAGGACGACCTGTACTACGCCGGACTCGATCTCGCGAAGGTCGAGGACTTCACGGTCTTGGTACTGATGGACACGTCCGGTCATGTCGTGTTCGCGGATCGCTTCCATCGCATTGACTGGGCGCTGCAGATCGAGCGCATCAAGGCGACCGTTGAGAGATTCGGCGAGAACGTGCTTATCATGGTCGATAGCACGGGCGCAGGCGAGCCGGTCTTTGAGCAGTTGAGAATGGCGGGGCTGATCTGCCGGGCGTATCCATTCACCGCAAGATCGAAATCCGACTTGATCAATAGCGTTTCCCTGATGATCGAGCACCGGGAGATCGTGCTGCCGAGGCCGGATCTCTGGCCCGTCGGCATCGATGAGCTGGAGAGCTTCGAGTATTCGATCAGCGATGCCGGCAGCGTGAAGACGGGATCACCGTCTGGGCAACACGATGACTGCGTGATTGCGCTTGCCTTGGCGGCATGGAAGCTGAGGAAGCGGAGCGGGCTCACCCTCACGGTCTACTGATCTCACGGCCTTCCACCGTCACCTCGCTGGCCCATGAGCCTCCTGAAGTACTGGGAGTCCGCACGCTCAGGCAGTCGGCCTGGAACGGGCTCTCCGCCAAATGGCTCGTCGCCATGAACAGCATCCTGCGGGTATGGTGGTCCGCGAACTGCACCGCCCACCGCGCAGCCTCCTTGCCGATCTTTGGGCCCTCCCGGCTCTCGCTGATGGCGTAGAGGAGTGCGAGCTTTCGGGCGTGCTCGTTGACCCTCCCCCAGACCGTCGTCCCGACGGCGTCGCTTCTCTCCTCGCACAGGGCATACTCGGCCTCGGCGGCCTCCCTGGCCTCGATCAGGACCCGCCCGCCCCCGTCCGTCTGCGGCACCTCCAGCGGCACCGGGTGGACCTGGGCAAGGTTCCGCGTCCCGGGCAGATTCTGTGCCCACCAGCGGGCTACCTCCAGCACCCTCTTCGGGAGGGACAGAATCTTTGGCTCCTGCCCCTTGGCGCGCCTTCTCCTCGACCGGAGCGCGATCGAGCGTCCGAGGCCCGACCTCTGGCCGGAGGGGATCGATGAGCTGGAAGCCTACGAGTACGACTTGACGGAGATGGGGAACGTGGGGATGAACGCCCCCTCGGGCCAGCACGACGACTGCGTGATTGCCCTGGCACTGGCGGTCTGGCAGTTCGAGTACCGGATGGACCGGATCCGGCAGTACCAGGCCGTCGTGAGGGGTTGGTAAAGATGCTCGCCCCAAGAGACGTGTGCATCCGAGAGAGTTGCGCGGAACGCGGTGCCCTGGTAGAAATGACAGGTGGACCTCAGGGGTGTCCCCTGGGCGGTTGAAAACGGTCTGCGGGCCGTGGGGTTGGAACGGCTCCTCATGGGCGGGAGAGTCGAGATGACAGAACCCCAGATTCCATTTGATGATGCCGGCGCGTTCATCCAAGGGCTCATGCTCGGTGGTCGCGGTGAGCTGTCAGTCCGCGACGCCGTCGGCGTTGCGCTTTGCGCATTCATCCTCAGGAGGCATCCGAGTGGCCAGGGGCTGACACCTGGGTCAGTGACTGCCGCCGAGTTCGAGACGATCGGGCAGTTCACCTACCAGGCGCCGCTAGCGATGTTCCGGGCAGGCTTCACGCCATCTGCTGCCCCACCGCTCGTCACCCAGGCTCTCACGCCCGATGAACTCCAGGTGGCCTTGGAGTGGGCGAACCAGGTGAAGCAGGCTCTCTCCGAGTGGTGGGGAGAGATCTCCGTGTTGCTGATCCAGCCGCGCTTGCCCCTATCCGAAGCCGATCAGACACGGCGGGCTCTCCTCGGCAAGCTCTTCCGGGATTTCATCCTCACCGGGGAGCAGGCGGCCAGCAGGTCTCTCGAGGAGGCTCGGAGAGCCGTGGCCCGGAACTGGAGGGAGCCAAGCGCCGACAACGTGCCTGCCGACGAAGTCATCTCCGAACTCTATGCGGCGCCCGATGTCCGGGCGTTCTACAAGGACGCGGCCGGCGAGATTCTATGGAGTGAGCTCGGGGTCAGGGATGCTCTCAGGGGCACGGAGAAGGTCCGGCGGCATGACTCACTCGAGCGCCAGCCCGAGGCCGAAACAGAAACGGCCGCCGACCTCGCGCGTCTCGAGCTCCTCGAGCTGCTTGACCGGCTGTCTCCGGAAGACCGCCAGATCGTGGATGTCGCCCGGGACGAAGGGCTCTCCGACCCTGCCGAGTGGGGCTCATCATCTCACCTAAGAGCAATGGCGAAAATGGGATACAGGCGCAGCTACAAGACCTTCCAGAAGGAGTGCGAGAGGATCATCCGCCTCCTTCGCCGATCTGGATAGGAGAGGCCCTCGGGCAGCGGGGCCGAAAATAGCCCCGATTTCCCTCCAAAAAGTGGCTCGCTCGATTGCCACCCCGGTTGATGGCAGATCACGAACTGCTCACGACCGGACGGGCCCTCTACTGGCCCCGGCTCCTCTTTCCGGCCGACCTGGCGCTCGTGTTCCGTGTCTCTGAGGAGACGGCCGCTCGCTGGCTCCGGAAAGGTCGGCTTGGCCCTGTGATCAGGGTCGGACGGCGGCTCGCCGTCCTCAAGGAGAGCCTCGTCCAGCACCTAGAGGCCTCCCAGTACCGGCCGGAAGGACAGTCTGTCGTCACCCTGGCGCCATCGGAGAGGCCCCATGGGTGACATCGGCAGGCCACTCTCTGTAACGCGCCTCCTTGGAGCCGTCCTGAGTCGAGGCCCCCCCTCTTCTCGCCGTCCAGTCCGGTTTCCCAGCCCCTGGCCAAACAGCTCGATCATTCCGGCAAGACCCAATCCTCGCCAAAGGAGATTCCATGCCCGAACTCTTCGACCTCCTCGACGACCCGACCCCAGACTCTCCGGACCAACTTCGCCCACTGATCCTGCGCGAAGAGCCCGTCCTCGTGATTGCGTTCACGACCGACGTGGACGAGATGCGGGACCATTTCGAAAAGGACCCGACCGTCAACACCTACGTCGCATGTCCCGGCATTGGCTGTCCGCTGTGCTTCTTGAAGGCGGCTGCTACAGACGTCGTCCTGCTCCCACTTCTCAATCTCGAGGACCAGGAGGTTCAGGTTCTCCGAGTGCCAAAGCGCTACATCCTGGGATCTCTCGGCAGCATCATCTTCCCGATTCTCCGCCGCCCGGATCTCACCGACAACACCCTGGCACTGAGCCGCGCGAACAGGCGCTATCGCGTCGATGTCCAGCCTCTGGCCGACACCGCCGACCGCTGCACCGAGGTTATCGAGGAGTACCTCGCACGGCGCCGGAACGGCCTCAAGCTGACCGATGCCGTCCTGCACCTGACGGCCCAGGAACTCGCCGACGTCCCCCGCATCCGCAGGAAGCTCGACGCCATCGGCGGCTACGAGCCTCCCGGCAAAGACTCCACCGAGCGCGAGGACGATGGAGATCATCGATGAGACCGGCCTGCAGGACTTCCGCCGCCGCCACCTCTCGCCCGACGCGGTCCTCGACACCATCGAGCGCCACGTCCAGGTGCTTCTCCGAGTCAGCCTCGGTGTCGGCAAGAGCTTCGCCGCCGATGCTCTGCTCCGGAGCCCGCGCCTCTGGAAGAGGTTCAACCTCGTCATCTACTGCGCGCCGACGTGGGCCATCCTCAACGAGCGACCCTTCGTCAACGGCGCGGAGGCACCGCCCGTGCCCCACCTCGTCATCCGGCCGCGACCGACCGAGGCCTGTGGGCCGTTCGACGAGCCCTGGAGAGAGCTCCAGGAGCGGAAGTGCTCCGCGTACGGAAAGGCGACCCTGTGCCGGGACTGCCAGGACGGGGTCCCGCCCGCCGACCGCTGCTTCTGGCCGGGCCAGCTCCGGAAGATCAAGGGGACCAAGCTCGTCTTCGCGCCCGAGCAGCAGCTCGTCAACAACCCGTCGCTCGTCGCCCTGCTTCAGCAGCGTACCCAGCATCAGCGCATCCTCGTCATCCTCGACGAGGCGCGGCTTCTCGACACCAGTTTCGAGGTCACGATACGACGTTCGGACCTGGAGGTATTCGCCGACGTCATCCTGTCGCTGGAGCGACCGAAGAAGATGTCGGCGTCGGTTCTCGCGACATGGCGGCGGACACTCAAGAGGCTTCTCGGTTGTAGGTCGACCGCGGCGTTGGAGGGCACGATCCAGCTCCCGGGCGACCTTCACTACCACGCCTACCACGTGCAAGAGCAGGGGATTCTGGCCCACGGTGACGCGTTCCGGTTCCTCGGCTACGATCTCTCCCTTCTCTCCTTCTCGCGGTCTCACGAGCGGCACCTCGACCATGACGGTACGATCCGCTTCATCGCGCGACCGTACCTGCATTGCCATCTCCTTCTCCTCTCGGCTCACATCAACGCCGCCTACGCGGGGCATCGCCTCGGACGTGATCCATTGCCGTCGCCATTCGAGAAGACCGTCTTCCGGCACTCGGGGACCCGTATCGTGAACATCCGCAACCGCATCGGTGCCGACCGATATTTCGGGAAGAACCACCCGCAGATTCTGGACACCTTTGCGGTGCTGATCCTGCGCAACATCATCGAGGGCCGGTCCACGCTCCTCATCTCCCGCCAGAAGAGAAAGGACCTCTGCGCCGAGTACCTGACGAAGCGGCTCGCAGGCTGGGGCTGCCCTGTCCAGATCGCGGTGGACGGATACGAGGATCTTCCCGAGACCCCGAACCCGAAGATCATCCCCCTGATCCACTACGGAATGCTGGGCGTCAACGACTTCAGGGAGTACGAGGCGGCGCTCGGCCTCAACTCCTACTACGTCCCCAGCACCGAACTCAACCGGGCGCTCCAGGAGGCCGAGCCCGAGTACTTCCGGCACGAGGTCCAGATCGTGTCCGGCCCCGAGATGCGCCGACACGTCGAGATCGTGGATCGGGAACCCGAGGTTCTGAGCCGCACCCAGCTCGCCGACTTCTACCTCCGGAAGCTGGAGGTCGACCCCGCCCTCCAGGTCGCCGGCCGAGTCCGATTCCCCGTCCTTCCCCGGCTCGTGGTCTTCTCCCAGATGCACGACCTGAGCCCAGACGTCGGCCCGGTCGAGGAAGTGCGGTCACTCGTGGGGCTCCGGGAGGCTCTGGGCATACCGAGCGCGCGGGAGATCGACACACACCTCGAGGAGCGGCGGATCCAAGATCTAGCCAGTCAAGGACATACGCAGGAGGAGATCGCCGTCCGGCTCGGTGTCTCAGCTCGGACGATCCGGCGCCGACTCGGGTCCGGAAAAGCGGCCAAAAACCCTACAGAGAAGAATAGTTCTTTCTGTAGGACTTTTGGCCGCTTTCTCCCCACCTGGCCCACCCCGGGGGAGGAGCAGCCATGAGCCAGCTCCTGCCCGGCTGGGACAAGATCCTGGAGCGCGACCGGAAGGCGCGGGATGAGGCCGCATCCCGGCGCGTTGCGGCCATCCCCGCCAATCTTCCTCGGGCCGCAGGCGAGATCCGCCGGGTGGAGACTGGAACCGAGGCCCAGCAGCTCCTCGACGACCTCCGGGCAACCCCGCTCGCGGCCATCGCGGTCGACACCGAGTACACGTTCGCCCGCGAGGGCCTCTCTCTGCGCTCAGGAGCCGCCTGGCACGACATCCGGTCCATCCAGCCCGTCTGCCTCTCCCTCGCCGCGTGGGCGGGCTCTGGTGACGTCCTGCGGGCCGTCGTGGACCTCCGGCGACCGGACGTGATCCCGGCGCTGCGCGACATCCTCGGGATCCGGGTGCCGTTTGTCTTCCACAACGCCAAGAGCGAGCTCTTCGTCCTCTGGACCCTCGGGCTCGACCCGACCATCCCGAACCTGTACGACACCTCCCTCGCCGCCGCCTGCCTGAGCCTGGGCAACCACCACCGGCGGGGGAGAACGGCCCAGCGCGAGGAGACCGAGGCCGAGGCGATCAGCTCCGACGCGGACCTGGAGCGCCACCGGGCCCACCACCTCTCGCTTGTCGGCCAGTGCCGGCACCACGGCCTTCCCTACCCGTTCTCCGAGTCCAAGGACGAGCTTCGGGACCGCTTTCTCCGGCTGCGGGAGGGCGACCGGCTCGACGACCAGCTCCTTGCCTACGCGGCAGCCGACGCCGAGTTCACGCTCCGGCTCTACACAGCCCAGCAGCCCGACATCCTTCGGGAGGGCCTCCACCACCACCTCCACACCGTGGAGTTTCCCTTCGCCATCGCCAACGCCCGGATCGAGTGGGTCGGGGTCCACGTCGATCCCGGCCAGCGGGAGAACCTTTTCCAGGGTGCCCGCAAGGCCACCGAGCACCACGCCGCCATCCTCAGAGAACACGGGATCGACCCGCCCGGGAGCATTCCGAAGTTCCTGGCGGTGATGAGGGCCGAGGGACTCGACCGCCACTTCCGGCAGAACCGAAAACCCTGCACCCAGGACGACCTCCTGGAGGGAGTCGAGGACCTTCACCCGGCGATCCGCTCCTTCCGGCTCCACCGGAGGTACCGACGCCTCGCGGGCGAGGAATGGCTCACCGGAGCCCTCGACGGGGCCGACGGGCGGGTCCACCCCGACCACCGGCAGCTCGGGGCGGCGACGGGCAGGAACGCCTGCCGGAGCCCCAACCTCGTCGGCATCGGCAAGGTCCACCGCCCCGTGGTCACGGCCCCGTCGGGTCGGGCGCTCGTCGAGCTCGACTACAGCCAGATCGAGGTGGGGGTTGCCGCCGCCGAGCACGACGACCAGGACCTCATCGCCGCCTACAACTCGGGCGACGTCTACGCCGCCATGGCTCAGCGCTTCTACGCGGAGCAGCTCACGGAAGAGGAGAAGCACCTTCCTCCGGTCGAGTTCAAGCGGATGTGTCCCGACCTCCGAGACAAGATGAAGACCTTCGTTCTCGCGGTCACCTACAACATCCAGGCTCCGGCCATCGCCACGCGATTCGGGATCTCTTTGGCTGAGGCCGAGAAGCAGCGGGAACGATTCCTTGGCCTCTACCCGACGCTCGCGCGCGGTCTCGAAGACTCGATCGCCTTCGGGCTTGCCCGGCGGTACGCGACGACGGTGTCCGGCCTTCGCCGCCACGCCAACGTCAAAGGGCGCGGCTCGTCCTGGACCCGAAACTTCCTCCGGAACACGCCCATCCAGGGGAGCGCGGCCGTCGTTTTCAAGCGGGCCGTGATCGCCCTCGATCAGGCGTTCCGCGGTACGGATACCCGGGTCGTCCTTCCGGTCCACGACGCCGTCCTGATCGAGTGCTCGATCGAGGATCTCGACCAGATCTGCGGTCGGGCGCGGACCGCCATGGAGGACGCACTCCGTTCGATCTACCCGCAGCTCATCCCCCGGGTCGATGTCAACCGCGCCGACCCCTCCTGCTGGAACAAGGATGGCCACTCGGACAGCCTGGACCGATTCCTCGAGGATCCGGCATACAAGCTCGGTGATCCTTCCCCTCCTCCTGATCCCAATGCGTCGTGGCCTGAGCTCGCCGTCCTCGACGAAATCGAGCGCCCCATCGATTTGCCCTACGCGGCGGGACTCGGTGAGCCCGACCGACTCCTCGTCAACGAGCTCTTCACCGAGCGTGCCGGCATCCTGGAGTTCGAAGCGGGGCTGTCACGCGCGGAGGCCGAGACGCGAGCCACGGCCATGATCCCGAGGATGTTTCAGACGATCACCGGGCGAACCCTCAAGGAGAGTGTCCCATCATGACCAGCCCCTTCCGAAAGGCCGAGACCGTGCAGCGAAAACTGAAGCTCTTCCTCTACGGCGAGGCCGGGGCCGGCAAGACGACGCTCTCGCTCCAGTTCCCCGACGCCGCCGTCATCGATCTCGAACGCGGCGCCGACCTCTACGGTGACGCCTTCCGGTTCGACGTCCTCAAAGCCGCGACCGCCGACGAGGTTTCTTCGGCGGTGAGCTGGCTCCTTGCCAACGAACATCCCTACCAGACGCTCGTCATCGACCCGATCACGGTCTACTGGGAGTCCCTCCAGCAGAAATGGAGCGAGATCTTCCTCCGGCGGAACTCCGACTCCAAGGGGCACAGGGGGGAGTTCTACAACTTCCAGCCCCGGGACTGGATGACGATCAAGGCCGAGGTGAAGGAACTCGTCCGGAAACTCATCGCGCTCGACCTCCATGTCGTCGTCACCGCTCGCATCAAGCCGAAATACGGGCCCGGGGACAACGCCCAGATCATCGGCGAAACGTTCGACGGCGAGAAGAGCCTCCCCTACCTCTTCGACACGATCCTGAAGCTCCGCCGAGACGGAAAGGGGCGTGTCTTCGCCGAGAACATCAAGGACCGCACCAACAAACTCCCCAAGGGCGAGTTCGATTGCAGCTACGAGGTGCTCCAGGACCGCCTGGGGAGGGAGGCCCTCTCACGATCGACGGAGCCGAAGCCTCGCCGTGCGCCAGCCGCATCACCGACTGCGGCCGAGAAGATCGGAATCACCGAAAAAGACATGCATTTCTGAGGAGCTGCCATGATCGAGACCAGAATCCCTAGGGTCAGCGACATCCACTACACTCCGGCCTCCGTCGAGAAGCAGCGGCGGGGCCTCCTCGGCTGGGTGAGCTTCCGCCTGGGCGACGTCCTTCGCCTCGACAGCGTCGCGGTACGCAAGACCCTTGACGACCGGCTCGTTCTCTCCTTCCCGTCGCGCCGGGACATCTACGGCTACGAGCATTCGCTTGTCCGGCCCGTCGACGACCGGGTGCGGCGGGCGATCGAGCGCGAGGTGCTCCGGCAGCTCGGGTTCAACGAAGGCCGCCGATGATGAGCATTCCCACAACCAGGTCCCGCGGCCCCGATCTTATCGCCGACCTGGCTACGATCCTCGCCGCCGGCGTCGTCCGCCTCCTTCTCCGCCGAGAATCCCCTTGCGAGTCCGTGGAGAGCAAGCGCTCCTGTGCACAGCGGGTTGACGGCGAGAGAGGCCCGGAGGCCGAGATCCTGATCGGAGGTGAGAGATGAATGATGCACCGTTTCACACGACGCGCATGGGAGCCACGTTCTACGAGAAGACGATGCCCGAACTCCTGCGCCAGATCACGAGGATGAACGATCTGCTGGAACGCCTCGCGACGGCGCTGGAGGCCCGGCCATCGAAGGGGAAGGACGCATGACCGACATCACCAAGGAGATCGAGTGCATGCAGGGGATGTCCACTCCGGAGCTGGCCGAGCGGTACGAGCAACTCTGGGGCAAGCCGCCGCGCGTGCGGAACCCCGCCTGGCTGCGGAAGCGGTGCGCGTGGAAGCTCCAGGAGATCAAGTACGGCGGGCTCAGTACGGCGGCGAAGAGGGTGCTGGAGGAGTTGATCGCTGAGATCGACCTCCCGCTCGGCGACGAGGAGAGGACGGTCACGGGCAAGTTGGCCAAGCGCAGGCGACCCGGCGACCCGGCGGTGGGCACGACGCTCGTGCGCGAGTGGCGAGGCCGCGAGCTGCGTCTCCGAGTCACCGAGGACGGCTACGAGCTGGACGGCGTGGTCCACGCCTCGCTCAGCGCGGCGGCCAAGGCGGCGACGGGATCGAAGTGGAACGGCCCGATGTTCTGGGGCATCACCAAGCGCGGGAGGCGATGAACGCAATCCGGACCAGCAACGGGAAGGTGCGGCCGGGCAACGGCACCCGCGTCACCGGGACCAGGACGGTCTGCGTGGCGATCTACTGCCGCAAGTCAGTCGCCGACCGCAACGGGACGGACTTCGGCTCGATCGACGCCCAGAGGGAGGCCGTCGAGGCGTACGTCCGCAGCCAGGGCTGGGCCGTCCTCCCCTACGACTACAGCGACGAGGGGTTCTCCGGGGGCACGACCCGTCGCCCCGCCTTCGAGCGGCTCCTGGAAGACGTGCGGGCGGGCAGGGTCGACGTTGTGGCCGTGCACCGGATCGACCGGCTCTCGCGGTCGCTGGCGGACTTCACCCAGCTCATGCGACTCTTCGAGGAGGCCGGCGTCGCGTTCGTCTCGACGAGCCAGCAGTTCGACACCTCGACCAGCATGGGGAAGCTCACGTTGAACGTGCTGGCCTCCTTCGCGCAGTTCGAGAGGGAGATGATCGCCGAACGCACCGCCGACAAGATGCTGGCCACCCGGAGAAAAGGCCGGTGGACCGGGGGACCGCGTCCCCTCGGCTACGACCTCGTGGACAAGCGCCTCGTCGTCAACAAGGTCGAGGCCAAGATCGTCCGACTCGCGTTCGAGACCTTCGTCGAGACGGGGTCGGTCGTCCGGACCCTGGAGGCGCTCAATGCCCGGGGCCACCGGACCCGGCGGGGCAAGCCCATCTCCCGGGCCGTGCTCGTCACGCTCCTTCGGAGCCCCCTATACTGCGGACGCATGCGGGCCGGCGACGAGGTCGTGGTGGGCGAGCACGAGGCCATCGTCGATCCCAACCTCTGGCAGCACGCACAGGGGGTGCTCGACGGGAACAAGCGGGCGCAGGGGGAGAAGCGACGCTCCGAGGCGCTGCTGGCCGGGCTGCTCCGCTGCGGGCGGTGCGGGGCCGCCATGTCCCCCACGCACACGAGGAGGCGGGGCAAGCTCTACCACTACTACAAGTGCGGGTCCTCGGACCGGCGCGGCGCGCAGGCCTGCCCCGGCGGCCGAATCCCCGCTGCCCCCGTCGAGGCCATCGTCGTCGACCGCATCAAGGCCATCGGCCAGGACCCCGACCTCGTGGAGGCCACCGTCGAGGCCGCCAAGGTCCACCTGGACCGGGAGCGGGCGGAGGCCGACCGGCGTGTGGCGGACGTGCTGGCCCGCCAGGGAAACCTCCTGGGCCGGCGCAGGGCCGCTCTGGAGGCGTTGACCACCAAGGGTCGCGACCAGCGGGCGACGCACGAGGCGATCGGGCTGGTCACCGCCGAACTGGAAGAGGTCGAGGCCGAGCTGCGGGACGCGCAGGCCGAGGCCAGTGCCCTCGCCCGGGCCCCGCTCCGCGAGGACGAGATCCGATCCGCCCTAGCCAGCTTCTCCGAGGTCTGGGACGAGCTGTTCCCCCGCGAGCGGGCGCGGCTCGTGGCCAGGCTCGTCGAGGAGGTCTCCTATGACCCCTCCACCGACCAGGTCGAGATCCGGTTCAGGCCCGAGGGGTTCGCCCGCGTGGCAGGGAGGGAGAGATGAGCAAGCTCACGGTTCGGGTCAAGGCGGGGATCAAGAAGGAGAAGGCCTCAAGGGAGAGGAAGGAGCTGCCCACGCCGCCGTCCCGGATCGCCCGGCAGCTCGCGCTCGCGTACCTCGTCGAGCGGCTCATCGATCAGGGGAAGATCAGGAACTACGCCGACGCGGCGCGGACGCTGGGGGTGACCAGGGCGAGGATGGGGCAGATCGCGAACCTGGTGAACCTGCCGCCTGCCGTGCAGGAAGCGATCATCCTTGGCGACGCGTGCATTTCGGAGCGCCACCTCCGGACGACCACATGAGAAGCGAAGGGCGAACCGATCTACACGGCGGATCTCAACGCGGCCGCCCTACTAACCCTGCTGACCCACCGACAACCATCGGACCCCTCGGGGCCCCACTGTCACGAGATCTGAATCTGGACTCACGCTATCTGTTTGAAGAGACACGCGGCGAATCAGCGGAGGGAGGATGTGCTCCGCCACTTCAATGCGCTCCGCTTCTGACGGAAGGTTCCTCAGCATCGTTGCTGCTCGCCATATCTCACGGACCTGCTGCTCGTTCCAACCACATAGTATCTGCTCATCTGCGAGGAAGCTCAGCGACATGTAGCGCCACGAACCCTCTTGTACCCTGGGCTGGAACTCTTCAACTGAGTAGCAGGCAATCAAGAACGGTACACCTTCGTCGCTGTATCCTCCGAGCGTTATGGTCGTGCATTGCCGTTCCGGCTCTCTCCCGATCTCCGCAAGCCTCTCATTTGTCCTGGCTCGTACTTCACGGTACGTGCCCACAAGCGCTGATTGCAGCCCAGGCAGGGACGCGCGGAGCTTCTTCAGCGGTATCCGAGTCTCTCCAAAGACGCCTCCGAAATGCATGGTGGCCCAAGCCTCGACGAAGACCATCAGGCCTGATCCTGTTACAACCGTCCAGTCGTTCACCCGCCAGATCTTGGTCTGATTCCGGCTCTCAGCGATGGCCCCTTCGGCTATGCGCACCCGCCTATCACAAAGCAGGACGGCGTGCTCGTCAAGGGTGATTCCGAAGTAGTACGTCATGCTCCCCTCCTCCGGTGGCTATCCCTCCGCGCGCCCACCGCTCGGCGGCCTTGTTGACCCCTCTGCCAGTCGCGGAGCACGGAGGATTGCCAGGGGTTAAGATGCCCCTTCGTGGAGATCCTCGCCCGGCCGATCGAATGATGTTCTCCTACCGCGCGCCTCCTCGAATACCTGGTCCAAGAACTGCTGCATCATCGACCAATGACCAAGTATCGGTGACGTGTGACCGTATGGCCACGTCGACGGCGACTCGAAAACCCACGGCGGAATGATACCGAATCCGTGAAGCTCTGGGGATCGGTAACTGCGCTCAAGATTGTTAATGTCGGCCAAGGCCTTCGACATCGTGTCCACAGACACAGTGCCGATGCCGCGACCGTAGCGTGAGAAGAAGTGCTTTCGCTTGCTGCGTCGATTCTGAAGTATCCGCATCCCTTCCTCGCCGTCGAACCGGAGAGTGACGTATAGGAATAGCTTGTCCCAGATCGCGCGCACTCGCGAGACGAGAGCGAATGCGGCGCGGGAACGCAGCATGGCGACCCCAAAGCTCTTCGGGTCGTCCAAAGGTCGAAAACGGGTCCGGCCCTCTTCGCGCACGAGGTGCATGCTCTCGGACCCTGCGAGCTCGTGGATGTGGACGAACGTGTTCACGTATGCGACCTTGATATCAAAGGCGAGGTACATCAAGCGTCTGCGGGGTGCCGTGAGGCTCTGCGGAAGGGCCGCATACAACAACCGTAGCGCGGGCGTGTCCACGACCAACACGCCGGCCGACTTTCCCCAACGGAGCGCTGCCTCGTCGAACTGAGCCAACGCCTCGGCGTCATCGAGCCACACGGCTCTGCGATCCTGATCATCTGCCTGTTCCACGAAAGATAGTCCAGGTGCGACCAACGCTCCGGTTCAGCGGCGGGCCGCGCAGCGGACCGTCCGCTGCAACCGGTTGTTAGGCAACGTCCGATGGCGGTCGAATGAACGATCCAAAGATCTGGAAAATGTCACTAAAAGGCCCGTCATCCTTACCGGCGGCAAGTCGGATGTAGCTCGTCTTGATGCGCGTTAGGTCCAATCTGGTTCGGCTGGCAAACTCCGCCAAGATCGGTCGCCCCGGGAGGAGGGTCCTCCAATCACCGCTACTTATCGAGTCGCTAAAGTCACGAAACAGGCGACCCGTTCGCTCGACTACCTGACTATCGTCGACAGCCATCGCAACCCGCGAACGTTCTGCCGCGACCTTTTCCGTTATCGCGGCGATAAGCTTCTCCTGCGACATCGTATGACATCCCTTCGGCATCAAGTTGAAATTCCCAGCACGATCCCGGAATTCCACGGATACCTGTAGGGCGACAGCGTAGGCTACTTGCTTTGATGCTATTTCGTTCAGTACAACATCGATGTTACCCGGGTCCGTGAGCCACGACCCAGCTGGCTCCATTGGAGCAAATACTTCGGCAAGCAGAGATGAGTCGAGGAAGTAGTTTTCCAAATGGTAACGAGGCAAAATGCGCAGCCGGCCTGCTGTATCCGCTTCGACCTCGTGGACCTGCCGAGAGAGGGGAACGGCGTCGCGATCACAGACCATAAAGAACTCAACTCCCCAGATCGTTTTGTTCAGGACAGCCTCGTTGAGGTGCGCAAATGAAGTGATGACGCCTTTGCCGCCGCTCGGCACTAGAACCAGATCCGCAAAACGGTTCTTGAGGATGGCGCCGTACGCCTGCTTATCGAGGCTCGTCGCCTGCCCCTCAATGAGCACGATTCTCTTGCCAAGCGCGACGATACCTATGGAATGGCCGAGTAGTCGTAAGGCCTGGTTGGTTTGATCGTCCTCCTGCACCGGTACCGCTTGATTGCTGCCATCCGGGCGCGGCGGTCCAATAAAGATCACCGAGTTATCAAGTGACGCTGTGATTATCTCGGGTGAGTGCGTGCAAAAGATGAACTGATTACGTTCCCCTGCCCCTCGCAGCGTCTGAAGGAGCTTATAGCTCAACTCGGGATGGAGATGAAGCTCCGGCTCATCGAAGAACACGATGCAGTCGGATGGGTTCCGGAGAAGGAAGTCAAAAACGATGTTGACGACCTCCCGTTCACCCGAACTCAATTGGTCGATCCCGAATGTTTGACCGTCGACCGAATACGTCAGTCGTTGCTTCTTGGGATCAGGGTCAAGAAGTGTTTTGGGAGCAAGAAGCTGAGAGAATGCGGCCTTAAATGGGCTCAGCGGATCGGGGTACGCGGACGGCTCGATGGTTACCGGTCCCTTCTTCAGCGCGGCTTCCACATCCCGCCCCATCTGATCGCGTCGACCTTGGAATTTCCGGAATAGCGAGTGGATCGTATCTTCAAATCGCGACCGCAATCCTCCCAGCGTTCCTTCCCAACCGTAGTTCTCTTCCCACGGGTCCGGCAGCTCCCAGGTCCACGCGAAGGGTCGAATTTGCTGAATCGCGCGGTCGCTCTCAAACTGGATAACACTGCTTGTCCAATTACTGCGTTTCCGGGCGTTGGTCAGTGTACGGCGTAGGAGTTCTACGTCACTAGCGTTTGCGGAACTGATCTCACGTTTCCTCCAGGAAGCGACCTCACTGGGGCTTGTTGCTTCAATATCCAGAACCACGGATCCAGCCGACGGAGATCGGAAGAACTGGATCAGGCCGTTGATGAGCCGCGTCTTCCCAACACCGTTTGCACCGCCTAAGACCACGACGTCCGCCAAGCCCTCGACCTCGAACCGCGCCACAGGCGGGACGCTCCTTGCCTTGATTCCTCGTATGCGCATGTGTGGGAGTCCTGTCGTTGCCTAACGTTCAGCATCAGGGCGGCGCGCAGCGGCGTCCGCTGCATGCTGTCGCTATGCGGCTACTCAGTGGCCCTGTCTTCTTCGTCAGTCTCAGCCTCCGGACCGCCTTTGGTCCGTCGCACTTCAAACCTGCGTAGGAAGTGATCCAGCATCATCGGCAGTTCTATCATCATCATGTGTGCTTCTTTGGACCCACCGGCGAACTCCTCCATGAATGGGCCACGGCCGAGCGTCTTTGTAACTCGCCTCAGCCGCTCGATTGCCTTCTGGGCGGCCTTTTGGTCGCCGTCCCGAACCTCGCGGTACGCCTCCATTACGATCTCGTACAACCATGGAAAATCGTCCCGGAGCAACCCGCCGAACTTACTTTCCGCGGGTGCTCGATTCGATTTCTCCGGGTTTTCTGCCCACTCGCAGCGATCGCCCGGCAGAGCGACGGCGGCGTCATGGCCTGCATGCGGACGCCAGCCGCACTCACACTCACGTACC